ACGGAACCTCCTCATGGCTCCTCAATCAATCCGCATGAACAACAACGACCAAGACGATGCCCAACGTATCCGCAAACGCCTCGCAACCGTCGAAGCCATGTACCGTGAACGCATGGACGACCTCCGCGACCTCGTCGCCGCACTCGAACTAATCGCTGACAATGGCAGCAAGACCATCTATCACGATAAAGAGGACGGATTGCCGCCAACCTCATGCAACGGCACTTGGTGCTCAGAGCAAGCTCACGCCGCGCTCGACACCTTCCGCGCAAAACCCGTTGGACCCTTCACCCTCGTCTGACAACAATGACCAAAGATGACTTACTCAAGCTCGGCTACGTCGAACAACCAGACGGATCCTACTCAAAGATTCCAGCGTCCGTTCACAATTCACATCAATCTCGGATCATACTTAACCCCGTCCCTCAACACTCTCCTCAACAAGCATTGGTCGCACTTGCACAAGGAAAAGGAAAAGGCGGCAAACGCATTACGGTCAGCATTAATCGCCGATCCGCTCGTACGCTCGATCTGGACAACTTTGCTGGAGGCTGCAAACCTCTCATCGACCAACTTCGCTACGCGAAACTCATCCCGGACGATGACCCGGCGTCAGTCGAGATCATCTTCACGCAGGAAAAAGTCCCGCACCAAAAACAACAAGGAACGTCCGTCAAGATAGTCTACCACTAATCATCCTCGCCTCATCTCGCCTCGCCTTACATCTCATCTCTGCTCGTCGCTTGCTCCGATTTTAACGTGGTGCATTACTCTGTCAATATTATAGTCACAACTCCATGAATTCCAACGCTCCAAAACTCGGGCGACCTTCCTCGTTCACTCAGCAACTCGCTGATGAAATATGTGAGCGTATCGCACTCGGAGAAACACTTCGTTCTATATGCTTGGATAATCACATCCCTGACAGAATCACCGTTCTCCGATGGCTTAAGAAGCATAACGAATTTCGTAACCAATACACGCAGGCGCGACTCGACCAAGCTGACACTTTCGCCGAAGAGATCATCGATATCGGTCGCACCGCCGGGGACGCGCAACTCGGTCGGCTTCAGATGGACGCACTTAAATGGGCCTCCTCGAAGATCGCTCCGAAGAAGTACGGCGATAAGGTCGAGCATGAGGTCAACGGTACTCAGAAGCTGAACCTGACCTTCACCATTGGAGGACGTGATGACACGTTTGACGGGGACTTTACCCTTGTAGACTCTCAGCCTGTTCCTGCTCTAGCATCCCCGGAGAACGATCATGCTCAGCCTTAAACGCATCGAAGGACATATCGAGATCCACACTGATTTCGGTATCGTCGGATCTCGCCTCGAACGAGGATCACCGCTCCCGGCGCATCAGGTCCATTATCCCGATACTCCTGAAGGCGAGGCTCAAGCGATGTTCGACATGGCGAAGCTAATCGAGTACATCGATCTGCATAACGACAAGAAACACAGCAGGTTATACCGAAAGCGCCGTCCATAACACAATACAAGATAACTCATGTATAATGACTTGTAGTGCGTTATCACAGCAGAAACCCATCATTCTCAACACTTTGCTACGCTCGGGACCAATTCAACCGTTGATTGGGCAACTCTGGGGAGGGTTGTCCAGCGCCAACTAGTTGACCCCCGAGCGTAGCACCCCTCTCATGTTAAGTTGGCACCAGTATGCGCTCAGCATCGCTCAAGCGGTCTCCCGGAAGAGCAAAGACCCTTGGCATCAGGTCGGCGCCTGCGTCCTGCGCCGTGACAACTCAGTGGCTTCTGTCGGCTACAACGGCTTCCCGGCAGGCATGCCAGAGGACTGGAGCGACAGGGACCGTAGGAGGCGATTCGTGGTGCATGCCGAGGCCAATGCGCTTCGCTACGTCCAGCCCGGAGACGCATGGCTGCTCGCCAGCACACTGCTCCCGTGCAACGACTGTCTGCGCCTCATCGCATCGTACCGCATCAGGACCATCGTGTACGGAGACACCTATGCGCTCGACAACTCTACGCATGAACTAGCCAGCGCCTTCGACATAGAACTGATCCACATGCCACACTTCAAATGATTGACCCCCCCAGCATCAGTAAAATGGCGCTGAGCTTCTTCAAATCGGCAGCGGTCTTCGTAGCTGCCGGGATGCCCCGTGCAAGCGTCGAGGAGATCGAACAGCGTCTCGGCATCTGCAACGCATGCCCGAGCTTCGACAAGGACGGGTACGGAGGCTCAGGACAGTGCCGGGTATGCGGATGCAACATGGAGATCAAGACGGTCATGGCGACCGAGGCTTGCCCGGAGGGACGCTGGCATGCTTGTGTAAAGCAAACCGAGGATTAGTATACACAACAGGATCCTGACTAAATCAGAGTATACACAAAGCATATGCAACCTCCGAGACCATGAAGAACAGACAGGCAAGATATCAGAGCGTCATTGGCATTGTGCTGGCGATGACGTTCTTCTGCGTCATCACGCTCGCAGTTGTCATCGTCGCGTCGATGCTGAGACAGCAGAACGTGCCAGACGATGAATCGATGGGCATAGACTTCAGCCTGTGTCCGCTATGCGATCAGCCTACAGGGTTCATTACGAAGCCGCCAACGATTAGGGATGATCGCTAGGGTGATGATTGCAACGCTAAGCGGACTATGGGTAGGACTGAAGAAAACATTCTGACCGAGCGCCGTCCAACGGTCGGCATCGTGGTGCCAGTACGCAACATGGCTAGGACGCTGGAGCGTTCGCTGCAGTCCGCATGCGAGCAGGCGCCTGACAGGATCGTGGTGGTCGATGACGCGAGCGAAGACGAGACCCCCCTAGTAGCAGCAAAATTCGCCGAGCAGTTTCCGTTTGTGGAATACGTCAGGTGGGAGACCAAGCAGGAGTGCCATGTGTCGGCGCTGGAGCCAGTGTACGATTCGCTGGACTGCGACCAAGTGATAGGGTTGGCGGCGGACGATATTCTTTTGCCCGGACTGATCGACGTGGTGAGGGACAACGCTGAGCATGCGGTGATCTTCACGCATTACTCGTTTGATGTGGTCGGCGACATAAAGGTCGAGGGGGTGGTGCAGCACCCGTACGAGGAGACAACGGTGCTGTCGCCGCAAGAGATGTGCGAGAGGATCAGGACGCAGCCAGCAGTCGAGACGGGGATAGGATCATCGATACGAAAGGACGTTAGGAAGTGGCTTTCCTGTAACGAGTGGCAGGTGCTGGGACCGCATCAAGATTCGATAGGATACGCGACTGCTGCTGCTATTTATGGGTGCGTGTACGTTCCGACATTTGGAGCGCACATATACTTCAATCCGCAAGGCTACGGTCAGAGTCTAACGGATAAGTTTCCAGACCTGTGGGTCAAGCGAGTCAGGGAGTTTGCGGCGAGGGCAGGGCTAGACCCCGAGACGTGCGAGGCTCTTGTGCAGAAGCGTTGTTTTTATGAGATCGAAGAACAGTACTGGTACCAGCAAACAAAAGGAAAAAATGAGTGAGGAGGAGACAGTATTCAAGGTGATGCTGGTGCCCGAGTTCGAGGAGGCACTGATCGGAGTCGCCCGGCACAACGGGAACATGGTGGCGATATACGACATGAACGCCTGCATCGAGATCATGGTCGAGGACGGCATGAAGCCGGGGTGCGCTGTGAGATACCTGACCAGCAAGATAGATAACGAGTACAACGAGGACCACTGTCCTGCGTTTGTGGTGTCGTACTCGGACAAGAATGCCACAAAGATGGGCCTGACGCTAAACGGGAAGAACTAGAAAATTATTTTTAGGAACCCACAAGATTAACTTGTAAGAATCTAATCGACCTATAAATTTCTTGGATTATGGCAACCATCGATATTCAGAGCAATCTTTCTACAGCAAAGTTCAGGCAGTCTGTTTTGCAGGAACTTGTGAACGGTCTCACGATCAGTGGATCGACAACTCCGATTCCCGTTACTCTGCAAACGGATTCCAACGGGTATCAGCTATTCCATCACGCTCTGTCTGAGGCATCTACAAATGCCACAGTTGTGAAATCAGCGCCTGCTTCAATTGGGTTGATCACGATTTTCCATATTAGTGGTGGTGGCGGCGGCAATAAGTTCGTAAAAATCTACAACAAGGCAACAACTCCGACAGCTTCAGACGTTCCACTTTTGACGTTGGTGGCTCGCACAAATGAAACTGTTAACATCGTTCCTGCCATTCCTTTATTTTTTAACCAAGGTTTGTCATATCGCATGACGGCGAACTATGCAGACTCAGATAATACGGCTGTATCTGCAGGAGAACTTGCGATTAATGTGGCTTATGCTTGATGCAGATAACGAAGTCAGTAGAGAACGCGATACGTCTAGCGTCGAATATCAGGCAGCAGGCTGAGCGAAGCGACGAGGACGGCGTAATCTATGCGGCTGCGTACATCCTGAAGCATGCGTCGAAGCAGTCTGGCAAGCAGACGGTGACGCTTGACGAGAAGGAGGCGAAGGCGATTGTGCTGCAGTTTGTTCAGCACCTGTTGGACAAGGACCAGTTCGAGGCGGCGGCGACGATTCTGTGGGGGGAACAGGTGTATGACTGGAGGCCGAGTAGCGCACGGGACGCATGGCGGTGCCTGTTCGAGAACGACAAGCTACTTATTCAGGGGGCGGGAGCGATGGGCAAGACGTTCAATGCGGCGGCATGGTTCCTCTTGGACTGGATGCGAGACCCGTACTACACCTGCATCAAGGTGGTGTCGCTGACCGAGGCGCATGCTCAGCGCAACGTGTTTGCTGCCATCAAGAACTTTTATAGGACGGCACTGGTGAAGCCTGAGTACGAGGGGGGCGAGGAGTTGGTGAAGTCGATTCAGGCGAACGACGATGACAAGAACGGTATCCACTTGGTAGCGGTGCCGAAGGGCGACAGCGGTACGGGAACGCTTCGAGGATTTCACCCGGCGCCGAGGGCAGGAAAGCCGCATCCGAGGTGGGGAGTGATGAGCAGGACGCATGTGGTGCTCGACGAGGCGGAGGAGGTGCCAGCAGGCGTGTGGGAAGGCTTGCAGAACATCCTGTCGGCGGCGGACACCGATGGCGCAAAGGGACGCATTAAGATTTTCGGAGCGTCGAACCCGAAGGACAGGACGAGTGAGTTTGGAAAGCGGTGCGAGCCTGAGCGTGGGTGGCCGAGCGTGGACTGCGAGGATGACTTTGAGTGGGAGAGCCGGGAGGGGTGGCATGTGCTGAGGCTGGATGCGGCGAGGTGCGAGAACGTGACCGAGAAGAAGATTATCTTTCCCGGCTTCCAGACGTACGAGGGCTACATGGCTTACGAGGCCAAGGGCAAAACTGCAGAATATTACACGATGGCCCGAGGGTTCTTTCCTCAGGAGGGAATTAGCATGGCGATCATCACGCCAGCAATGATGGACAATTCGGTGGGTATTGCACGGTTTGTCGGACCCGTGGTGCCGCTCGCGGCTTTCGACTTGGCGCTGGAGGGCAACGATCAGGTGCTGTGCAGTTATGGTCGTTATGGTCTGTCGGACGGATGGACGCCGAGGAGCGGGAGGTTTATCCAGTTCAAGTCGCCGAGGACGGTGCTGCAGTTGGACAGTCAGATATCTTTTCCGAAGAAGCCTACGCTGGAGCAGACGCAAGCGATCATAAGGTTCTGCAAACAGATGCGTATTGCACCGAATTGGTTGTGCGTGGACCGGACGGGTAACGGCGCCGGGATTCACGATGCATTATGCAGCCTTTTTGGATCTGAGGTGATGGGCGTGAATTATAGCTGGGCGGCTTCAGAGACGCATATACTTGGCGACGATAGTCAGAGGGCGAACGAGTTGTACAGTGGGGTGGTGACCGAGTTGGTCTTTGGCTTGGCGAAGTATCTGGAGTTTGAGTACCTGAAGATTTCGCCCGGATTCGGCAACGACGAACTGATCAAGCAGGCAATTGGTCGGCGGTACAAGCAGCAGGGC